AATAACCAATTAAAATAATAAAATTATTAACCCTTTGCCGATTATATCGACTGATTTGTGTTTTGTAACGAAATGTATATAGTTTATACCATTTATGGTATCATTTATTAGTATAATATAAGAAAAAATAAAATATTTAAAAGTACAGAAACGGCAAAGGGTTAATGTTTGTAAATGTTAAAAAGGAATATACGAATTTTATAAAAATATATGTATTACATATACAATGTCAAATATAATGGATTATTTGTATGGACCTTTAAGTAAAAACTGGTGTATATATTTTTATTTTTTTTCTATATTTTCATTTTTAGTTGTTATTTATTTATTATTTATTTTAGCTTTTTTAATTACAACTAAAAAGTATAATTTGAATATTATTGGTTTGTTGTCTTTTACAACTTTAATCTATATATTAGGATATATTCAAATGCGTATATTATATGGTATGTGTATTAATTCAAGCAACCCATCACCACCCAAGCATTTGTAAAGCATTTGTAAAGCATTTGTAAAGCATTTGTAAATAAAATTGTATATATTTAAAAAACAATACCCATATTATGCGTACCAACTTTATTACTTTCGTCAAAAAATATAGTATTTAGTCGTATAAATAATATAGTTCTATGGACGTATTATATTATTCTAATAATTGTAATTTTTCCCAAAAAGTTATTCAACATATAGTTAAAACTGGTTTAATTGATAAACTATCATGTATTTGTATTGACAAACGTCAAAGAGATCACAATAATAATAATATAATAATTTCTTTGGAAAATGGAAAGAAAATAATTCTTCCGCCAAATGTTCAAAGTGTTCCTGCTCTTCTTCGTGTTAATAAAAACTATACTGTTCTTTTAGGCGATTTACAAATTATTGAATATTTAAATCAGCAATATGGTAATCAACAATTAAGTAGTCCTATATTACAATCAAACGGTGAACCAATTGCGTATGGATTTAGTAGTTCGGGAGGTGGGTCGTTTAATACAACTATTTCATCTGAAAAATTTACTAATTACAATTTAACACCGGAAGATTTAAACGCAAAAGGAACATCGAAAGCAAGAGATTTATATAATTACGTTCCTGCAACACACGAAATAAGTTCAATTCAGGCACCTCCCGAAACATATAAGCCGGATAAAATACCAAGTAATTTAACATTAGAAGTAATTGAACAAAAACGTGCGGCCGATATTCCATTTCAACCTGGACTGGCTATTTAGAAAGATTTGTTATTTGTATTACGTTGGTAAATTTAGAATAATGATTTTTATAAAAATAAAAACATATTAATACAAATATAAAAACAAACAAAAAAAGCATTAAATCAGCAATAGTATATTCATTTTCAAAGAGTCGTAATGCCTTGTAATTTAATATATAGAATTTTCTCGAAAAAGGATTATATATATTATATATTTGATTATTTGAACCATTATTGTTATCCCATTTCTGTTCAAATTCTCTAGATGGATTATTATATATAACAATATTTTTAAACCACACATCTAAATCAACGTGGTAATATATTGGGGTTTTTACGTACTTTTCAGCTCCTTTACGGTTAATTAAATAGGCGGTAAATAAAGTTGTTGGAATTTTATTATAATATCCCAAAGACGTATTTGGTAAATAATCCAGTTTAATAATTTCCCAATCACTCGGTGCGTTTTGAATAGCATCTTTAACGTTTTCCATATAATTTTTATGTATAGGTGTTGCGTCATCTTCTAAAATTAAACCAATTGTAGAATCGGAATCTATATCTGCTAAATATGTTTCTACTGCTTTTTTATGACTTAATCCAGTTGCTAATACGCTTTTTGGAGTTAAAACTCTACTTGTAATTATTACATCTTTAAATATGGATAAATCATCTTGATTCCCGTATATAGCAGGTATTCTGGTAAATGTATAAGGAGACAGTTTATCTTTTATTTCATTTAACCTATTTGTATCTTTTTCTAAATTAATTACGTAAATATTAATTTTATTATTCATAATTATAATAAAAATATAAATAATAAAAAAAAACTACACGAAAAAAGAAAAACAAACAACAAAATATTTTATTTACATTTTATATGAATATTAATATTTTACGAAAAAGTATACGTAACTTTAATTATACATAATTCCTTACAATTCAAATAATTTTATTCTTTGCCGTTTCTGGATTTTCATTTTTTTATTTTTTCATTTTTTTATTTTTTCATTTTTTATATTGTAATAAAAAATGAAACCATAAATGGTATAAACTATATACATTACGTTACAAAACACAACCCACAAAATTCATTTACCGACAAATCCGTCGATATAATCGGCAAAGGGTTAAAATCCCATATTATAGTTATCATCACATATATTATTCCCACTTGTCCCTCCAATTGTATGTATATTTTCTATATTATTTTGAATAGTTAACGAATGTTTATTACATACATCCATTTTGGATGTATTTGCTTCTGCTAACTGAAATGACTTTTCAATTTCTTTTGAAACATCTCCGTCTGTTTCCTCCGAATTTTCCGATAAATCATTCAAAATTGACGCATTTTCAAAAGCATTTTTATCAAGCATAAGATTAAAACAACTTGTACCGTAGTTACCATATTGGCCACACATAACATTCGCACTTACTCCACGCATATTGTCAAATTCGCCGTGACGCGAAGCATTTAATAAAATTTCTGTATGAACTTCAAATGTTGATTTCGAAATTGGTCCAGTATCTTCATTTAAAAGTCCAGATTTAAATCTAAATATCGCCACCATATTTTTATTACATGTCATGCGGTCACATAAAAGACTAGTATGATGATAATTAATATATATATCGCTAAACTCAAATACTTCTGTCAACTCATTATATATTGCCTGACGTGCGGCTTCTAGTCCAAGAACATCAAATATTTCTTTAATATCATTACTGGTAGTTCTTTTATAGTCAATAAAATCAAGACTGAGTGTTTCAAGTAAATTTGAACCAGTTGTATCTAATACCCACGTATCCTTTCGTACATATTTATCTTCTTCTAAAACAACTGTATTTTGTATTTTACGCGCAATAACATTGCGTACTCCATTTATTCCACGAAGAACAATATTATTTAACAATGCGTCTTGAAAATTTTTCAATAGGTATATTTCATCCGACTGATCCAATGATTTTGCTACTTTGCGTTTAGTTATTTTTGAAAACACACTATTTCCGACACGAATACGAAATACAAGATTATCGCTATTATAATCAGTATATACACATTGAACGTCTTTATTGTACTCACTATTTACTATAGCAAAATTTATATCATCCATTGTTACATTTTTATCCAACATTGTTTCTGCGTTCATTTCTATACGAATTACCCATTTTGATTTGGTATATTTTTCTTTATCTATAGATAAGGATTCTTCTCCTACCCCATCTTTTATTGTATCCTCCATTAATTTTTCATATTCTTTGTATTGTTCCATAAATAATCTGTCTTCAACAACGGTGGTTAAATTATCATTTGGATCGTAGTATATTTGAACGGACTTAACAATATCCACCAATTTCATATGTTCCAGTATATTTGAATAATTCATTGCTTTCGTCTGGTTTGTTTCTTCAATCGGTTTTAAATATACCATCATTGACATGTTTTTTGGATTTTTTGTTAAACGAAGTATTTCTTCAATACGAGGAACACCACGTGTAACATTGGATTTTGTAGCACTACCTGTGCTATGAAATGTATTAAGGGTAAGTTGTGTCATTTCAGCACCACACCCTTGGCCGCTAATAATACCTACCATTTCACCCGGATGGACAATCGATTCTTTAAATTTTAATAATACTGTTTCCAAGAGAAATATCAGTCCTTTACGATGAAATCGTTTAAATACTAATAAATCACGGGGTGTAAGATAGAAATAATAAAGTATTTCAAATAAAGAATTCGGTTTTATATATTTTGTTAATTGTCCTAGTTTTGCGTAATATTCTTCAATTAGATCGTATGTTTCAAGTGGGGTAATGTCTACCGCAGAATGTTTATTTAATCCTAACTGTCCGTGAATATTATTAATTATTGATTGAAAAGCAACACTCGTTTTTACCATATTATCATTTTTACTTTTGAATACTTTTTTAACAATGTCATTACGTGCTTCTAACATTTTTTCTACGTATTTTTTTGATTTTACCAATGTGGCCTCTTTTTGTGTTTTCATTCGTGCGATTGTATCGGATGTAAATATTGCCGTTTTTGTCGTTTTATTTCCTACTCCAACACTGCTGGTACTATCTGGTTCATTAATTCCTATAATGTCATAATGGGAATATATATCTTCTATTGACATTCCGGTTAACGGAATAACCTGGTTTTCAATTTTTGTTGAATCGAAACCATCATCTCCGTACGAAAACTGTATAATTTTACCCTGACTATTTCGTACTGTCATATCATACTCAACCTTTAAGTCTTCTAACCCTTTAATTAAACGGCGTTGTATATACCCGGTAGAAGACGTATCGCGAACACATAATCCGTTTGCTAATTGAAAATTAAGAGTTGATGGAACAGTAACATCATATAATTTAGAGTGTACTAATTGTCCCGCATCGGTGTTCGATATTTGTGTAATTTCAACTATTTCATCCAATACAACATTATTATGTGGTTTATAGTTAATATAATCTAATTGCCATTTATTTGCTTTTATAACAATGTCTTTTCTTTTATTTATTAAATTAATTGTATTTGAGAATATTTGTCCCCATTGTGAGGATATAGTGTATATACACGTAGTAGAAGTTGGAAAAGACAATTCGCCGAAAATACCGAGTCTAGATGCTAAAAACGATATTTGTTCCAATAATTTGAAATTATTGTAAAATAAGGATGAATTAATAATAATACTGTCGTATGTAATATCGGCTTTAGCAGAAAAGTACCCATTTAATATTCCACTAACAAATTCAGTATTTGAAATAAATGCCATTTCAGGAACAAGTTTTTTATTAAAAGTACTTTTATTTTTCTCTATTAATAATCGTAAGAATGAAGTTGAAGACGAAGATACCGGTTTACTTGAAATAACTGTTGAACGTCCAACATATTTTATTATACATTCTTTGTTAAAATAAGAACTAATAAACTTGTTAAAATGTATATTATTTTCAGTGAGAATACCAATAGAGTCTTCATTAATAATATAACCATTTGCCAAATATAAACCAATAAATATACCATCTTCTTTTGTGTAATTTGTGGAGGGTAAGAAATCAGCATTATTTTCTTGTTGATAATTAATAAAATAACACGGGTTAACATCGGGAAGTTCAACCGTAACAGGCATATATTCGCCTATTTTTATTTCTGGAGTAGGTTTTTCAAAAAAACCGTGTTTTTCTTCGTCCCATACCAGGAGTGATTTACTTTCAGGAACAACTACTTCTCTACCACTTAGAGTTTTTACTTTATACATTGATTTACCAAAATCATGACGTGTTATAGCTGTTAATTCTGCCCATGTAACAACACCGTTTTCATCTGTTGTTGGTATATACACACCTTCAATATTTAATAATTCCATATTTTTTTCTTTAAATTTTTGTATTTTATCGGAAACAATAGGGTTATCAAGTTTGTTGTCAATCCATTGACCAATTTCGGTATGAATTGGGTTTCCATTATCAATTACAATAATCATTGTTTCCCATGTAACTGATTTTACCGCCGTATCTATTAAACCGATTCTACCAGCCATTGCGTGAAAGAATAGTTCCGGTGCGGTCAATCCTGATATAAATGAATTTTGAATAAATCCACGTGCTTCAGGTGAATCGTCGTATTTTGTAAAATGTGGCAGGGTTCGACTATCAAATCCGTACGGAATACGTTTTCCGTCCACATTTTGTTGACCCAAACAACACAACATTTGAGATATATTAATAAGTGACCCTTTTGAACCGGATTCAACAATCATCATAAACCTGTTATTTTTATTAAGAGATTTACGTCCAATTTTACCAGATTCTTCAGTTGCTTTATTAAGAGTATTATTAACCATTGTTTCAAATTCATTCATATTTGAATAGGCAGTATTGTTCTCAAAAATTCCAAGGTGAACTTTATCTATAATATTTTGAACCCCCAGTTTTTGTGTATTAATTACTTGTACAATTTCGTCATTTGTTTTTTTATTTGCGATAAGGTCACTTATACCAACACTAAATGAACTGGTTTTCATGTACTCCGTAACAATGTTTTGTAAATCGTCAACAAACTCAGCACATTTTATACACCCAAAATCGTTGAAAATTCGCTGTAAAATACCTTTACTGGTTGAACCGAGCGATCCTTTGTCGAGTTGTCCGCGTAAATACTCGCCTACCTTAATTTCCAATACATTGTTTGACGTTTTTGGATTTTCGCCATCTTGAAATAATCCTGTATTTCTTTTTATTGAAAGTGGAGGCATTATTTGCGAAATAAGGTCAAAACTGGTAATTCGTTTACCCGCACTTTTTAACTTTTCCAAATCTACACGTGAAAATGACATTAATAAATTCATTGCTTGTCTAGAAGTAAATACGACATCTTTACGAGTAAATCTATAAGAACCTAATAGAGAATCTTGAAATATACCAATTATTGCGGAATTATTAGTAGGAGATATTTGTTGGTATGGAACAGCGGCCAAATGTCGAAGTTCCGTGTCCGCAATGGTCGATTGACTTACAAACATATTCATTTCATCACCGTCAAAATCGGCATTGTATCCCTTGGTATTTGCAACATTCATACGAAATGTATCCCCCACTTTCATTACTTTTACAATATGACATAACATTGACAATCTGTGAAGACTTGGTTGACGATTAAAGAGAACCGGATCACCATCCATTAAATGACGATGAACTATATCACCATTATTAAGATATATGGAACTTCTATCCACATATTTAAGGGAAATTTGTTCGCCCGTTTTCTTTTCAAGAATTTTAGCTCCCGGGTATTGATCCGGACCATTTTCAACCAATTTCATAAGAAAATTGCGATTACGGTCATTTACTACTATTGGTTTTGTTAAATTTTTTACTATTTTCATTGGAACGCCCAATTGACGAATAGAAATACTCGGATCACCAGTAATAACGGAACGAGCACTAAAATCGACGCGTTTACCCATTAAATTACCACGAATTCTCCCATTTTTACTATTAATACGTCCCATAATACATTGAAGAGGGCGTCCTGAACGTTGAGCCATAGGCGCAATTCCTTTAATTTTGTTATTTACAATCATTGCTATTGAATGTTGAAGAATTGTCGTCCATCCTTCAATTACATTTGCTGGTGTATCCTTGTTTCCTATTTTTTCCAATAGAATATTGTTCGTTTTAATAATATTACTATAAATATGTGTTAGGTCATCCTCGCTTCTTTGTTGTGCGTCCTGTTTTACTGAAGGACGGCAACTTTGAGGAGCAACTGGCAATACTTGACATATCATCCATTCTGGACGTGACCACTTTGGGTTAAATCCCATAAAGAATACATCTTCGTCACTAATTCTTTTAAACATTTTTATAATTAATTCCGGAATAAGTTTAATATTAATTGTTTCTTTTTGTTCTCCCATTTTTTCCCAAATAGCAAATATATTTGACATTCCTTCTAAACTAATTTTGGTAGGTTGTTTACATCCACAACCATCGTCAGTTTTTTCTCCACATCTTTTAACACTTGACGCAATACCACATACATAATCCCATCTATTTTCTCCACTTTTTTTAAGAATATGAGAATGTTGCAATTTATTAATTAGTAATTTGCTACATTTAAAACAAATACAACGAAGAATCTTTATAATTTCTTTGAGATGTTGAATAAAGAATACGGGTTTTGCTAATTCAATATGTCCAAAATAACCAGGAGAATTTAAATAGTTTTGACCATCTGTAGGACAAATTAGCGAATTTTCTAAAACACCCATTCTTACATCAAATAGTCCATTTACACACGGTTTATTGTTAACATATGTATCACGACTTGTTACATTTACAACTGAATTATTACGTATTTCTTCTGGACTTAACATACTAAGCTGAATTCCAACAATTTTAGAAGGAATTTTATATTCGTCAGTTTTCATCATTGTAATAATTCAAAAGATTGTATTATATATTAAGATAGGTTTATATTGTTATGTTAGTTGTATTAATTCGATAATCAATTTTTCGAGTTTTTAATTTTATTAACCATTTTATTAACCATTTTATTAACCATTTACCGGTTATATTGTCTGATTTGTCGGTAAATGTTTTTACGGGTTTACATGTTTTGTAATATAGTCTATAAATTTTAAACTTTTAAAAAGTCAAAAAACGGCAAATGGTTTAACTAACATTTTTGTTATAAAATAATAAAATAATATATAAAGTAGGTTAAAATGTCATCTACATCTCAAAATAGTTTAAAAACAGAAGACTCCGGAAATACAAGTAACAGGTCTAGTTCCACAATTTCGGGTTCTTACGTTAGCAACAAAAGTATTGATTCAAATAAAAACGAGGAAGAATCTTTTCAAACAGAAATAAATAAATTAAAAAATATATTAAATAATCCATCTTATACTGTTTTTAATAGCGATTGTGTACGTAAAAAAGCGAATTGGGGTAAATTATCAAAAATATATAAATTTGATAATCCCGCGTTTAATCCAACACAATTATTAAACGATTTACCGGTAATTTCACCAAAATTAAACAAATTATTAAATGTTATTTCCGATTTAGACAATAATGATATGCGTAACCACGGACGTCTTTTTAAACACTTTATATTTTCTGATATAAAGGGGTTTCAAGGAGCAAAAGTTATTACAAGTTCTTTAATCGCAAAAGGTGTAAACTTGGCATATAAATCAAAAGTAATTACAATTAATAAACCGAACGAAGACAATGAGTCTGTTTCTTCAAATGAAAGCAGTGTTTCAAACGTTAAATACGGTAAAATTGAACTTATTCCTACAGAAACATTGTTAAAAACACGTTCAAATAATTTCTATCTTCTTTCTTCGGTAGGTGTATTTGATCAACCAATTAGCGTTTCAAAAAAAAAGGAAATATTGGCTAATTTTAACCGTCGTCCCGACAATGTTTATGGGGATATAGCAAGATTTATTGTCATGGATAGTGGATTTAAAGAAGGTATTGATTTATTTGATATTAAATATATTCATATCTTTGAACCACAGTCAACTGGTGCCGATCAAAAACAAGTTATAGGGCGTGGAACAAGAACATGTGGTCAAAAAGGATTATTATTTCATCCAACAATGGGTTGGCCGTTATATGTATTTAATTATGATATTGAAATAAACGAACGTTTTCAAAAGTCTTTTAATTACTCAAAGACAGCATTCGACCTTTATTTAAAAACGTTAAATATAGATTTACGATTATTTAATTTTTTGTCTGAACTTGAAAACACTGTTATTTTAGGGTCTGTTGATTATGAATTAAATAGTAATATTCATAATTTTACTATATCAAATTCTAAAACGGACAATAACAGTAATTCGTTATATTCAAGTATTAAAACAATAGATTCTTTAAAATCAGACGATTTTAAAATAATGGGAGGTGGAGGTGGTATATTTCCACCTACTCCACTTGGATTTTATAAAACCCGAGAATTTATAAAAGAATATTTTAATGAGTATAAATGGAATGATGTAAAAATGGAAAATTTATGTGGTTACGCAGGCCCTTCATTTGAAAAAGGTAAACTTCCAACTAATCCACTTTTATCAAAAAAATCACAAAATACTACACTTACTGACTTACTTACAACAGATATTATACCACAATCGGTAAATAATTCATCTTCAAATATGAGCAGTTTAACTCTTCCCTCTGCCGCCTTTAACTCATCCTTATCAAAATTAAGCTCTGACTATTCCGGCCTTAGTACTTTAACTGATAATAATAAAGTTATACAAGAGTTACCTACTATCCCTGACAATTCTTCCCCGAAAATTATAAAAAATCCTCTTAAAGAATTAAATCTATATAATGGTCCGCTACCTAAATGGTTACTTGGAGGAGGTGGGGGTGGTATAGGTAATATAATGTTTGGTGGTGCTTCTTCAATTGTAAAACTATCCCCTAGTCAAGCATTTATAAAAGCATATTTTACACCAGAAACACCTCAAAAAGGGGTTCTTTTAAACTGGAGCGTTGGTACAGGAAAAACGTGTGCGGCAATTGCTACCGCCACCTCTTCATTTGAAAATGCCGGTTATACAATTTTATGGGTTACTCGAACAACTTTAAAAAACGATATATGGAAAAATATGTTCGACCAAGTTTGTAGTGATAAAATACGTGAAATTATAGAAAATTCAGAAGCAACCGGTAAATCTATCCCGACTGAACAAGCAGAAAGAATGCGTCTTCTTTCCAAGTCATGGTCTATTCGTCCAATGTCCTATAAACAATTCAGTAATCTCGTTTCTAAGCAAAATAGTTTTTATAAAAGTCTTGTTAAAAAAAATGGAACACGTGACCCATTACATAAAACGCTTCTTATTATCGATGAAGCCCATAAATTATATGGTGGAAACGACTTGTCTTCTTTAGAACGTCCTGATATGAATGCCTTACACAATGCTTTAATGAACTCATATATTGTATCTGGTGAAGAATCCGTTCGTGTTCTTTTAATGACTGCTACGCCAATAACTGTTAATCCAATGGAATTAATTAAGTTATTAAATCTTTGTAAAACACCGAATAGTCAAATGCCTGATAATTTCGAAGAATTTGCGCAGGAATTTTCTTTAACAGATAACGGTACATTTTCACCTGAAGGTAAAGCCAGGTTTCTTGACGAAATAGCTGGATATATAAGTTATTTAAACCGTGAAAAAGATGCCCGACAATTTGCTCAACCAATTATAGAAAAAGTAGTTGTTCCTTTGGTGGAAAACGATCAAATACAAGCTCTTATTAATAAATATGATCTTCCATCTACAGAAGACCCCGAAAGTGAAGAATATAAAATTGCTATGAATTTAGAATCGGAAATAGAAAAACATTCAAAAACATTAAATGAATGGGTAGCCGTATCAAATAAAGCAAAGTTTAAACCATTACTTGCTAAATGCGATGGTCTTTATAAAGAAATTAAAAAAGAATGTATAAAATCCGTAAAAGAAGATATAGAAGAAATAATAAATACCGCTAAAAATGAGTCAACAAAACTCAAAGAACAAATTCAAAAAATTAAAGATGAATTAAAAGAAATGAATGTATTTAAAAAAAACAAAATTCGTGAAATACGTAATAATATTAAAAACGCAGGAGAAGATTATAATCAATTCAAAGAATCAATATATAATAATTTAAAAAATGTTTGTGGAAAAAAAGTAAAAGATATTAAAACACTAAAAAGCGTTACTGAAGAATTACCGGAAATTATTGAAATAAATAATCTTATTAAAGAAATGGAAGAACGTATAAAAGAAGTTAATTTGGATTTTAAAAATAAAATAGAATCATTTAAAAAACATATAGAAGTATTAAAAGAAGAATTAAAAACTCCAG